GCATCGTTAAAGTTTCACTGCGCAGTTCACGCTGTGCAATGCTTTTTTCTTTTGTTGCGAGTGCTTGCTCACGCTTTTCTAGCTCGTATGCCGCTTTTTCATCCGCGTTCATTTTTGCTAACTTCTCGGCTTCCGAGCGGGCTGTGGCTACCTCATTATCAAGGTCAGCTTTTGCTTGTGCGAGTGCCTCATCCACCTTTGCTTGCACTTCCTGCGCTGTGTATGTAGGTGCAGGATTGTCTGTTGGTGGATCTACTGCATCCGCAGGTGGCTCGTCTGCAAAATATTGCAGATTTAACTTCAATAAAAGTTGTTTATTTAACATTTTGTATTCCTCCTTCAATTACGTTTTTAGTCCCTGAATGAAATCCAATAGCAGCTGCACCTAATAGCACACCAGCTACAAAGCCCTCTGGCGATACGCCTACAAAAGTTAAGCCGCCTACCACGCCTAATATGAGCGATACAATAGGAGCAAACTTTTTCGGTAAACCTGCCTGAACAACAATCCAAATGATAAAAATGATTGCTGGAATCACGGTTGCATCATAAATGCTTAAATCAAAATTCATCTTTCTCACCTCCTCCAAAATGGACACAAAAAAGAGACCCGTCATTTTCGATAGGTCTCTCACACTTATATATACTTTAAAAGCACTTTAAACGGCTTTATTTTGCTTGCAAAGATATTCGCTGTACAAATTTAGCTGATTGTTAGCGAATGCGTTTGTAGGTGCTCNTATATACTTTAAAAGCACTTTAAACGGCTTTATTTTGCTTGCAAAGATATTCGCTGTACAAATTTAGCTGATTGTTAGCGAATGCGTTTGTAGGTGCTCCTGTGGCTTTGCTAATTTAATAGTTTTAAAGCTTCTTTGTAAATTGCATTTACACGCTTTTTAAACTGTTCTTCATTTAGATATTCTGGACGTTGAGAGCGTGCTTGCTCCTCTGGTTCATAGTTGGCGCATATGTCAGGCATATCCTCATTCAATAGATTTACTAACTGTGGATTCTCTTGCTCAATTTCCTCCCACTGATTTACTAGGACATCAGGAAACGTATATGAAAAATCCTCTGCATCTATCTTCCCAGTAAGAAAATTCTCCATCATTGTTAATACCGCTTGTGCTGCCATCTATTAAACCTCCTCCCAATTGTCCTTTTTATTTTTCCTCGTGACGATACTTACTACCTCTTTGGTATCTGCTGCTTGCATAATGGCAATATCATTTTTAAACCTTACAAGATGCCCGTTATCAGACTGCACAAAATTAAGCTGCTCTTTTAACATGGCTTTAATATCTTCTTTCGCAAACGAAACTTTACCTTTACTTTGTTTCTGCCCGACAGTTCTGTTTAAAGCATGGACTGTAAATTCATGGCCATCTTTTTTGAAAGAACGATACGTATTTTTTAGCTTGCGTTTATACTCGTCGCTGTATGTGCCATTATTGATTTTTTCGAAAGTTCCGCGTTGCCTTTTCAGCGCCGCCCATCCATTACTATCATTATACTTGATTTGCTGGAAAGCCGCGAATGATTGGGGTGCATCTACGCCAATTGTCTTTTTATAAATATCGTGTAATTGGCGGTCTTTCGATACATTTTGCTCCATCTTTTTCCACGCCACCACTTGATCTGCACCGTGTTCTTTGACAATGGATTGATACCATTCATCGTATGTCATAGTTGCTGGCACTTCATAGTATGTGCCGTTGAGCTTCGCTAACCTTACTTCTTCAGCATCATACTCCACAACGGGTATTGTCGTACTACGACAGTTTGGATGCATTGGCGGACAGTTGACACCTGCTTGTTTATCCTTCGTTGCAAACTTTTTTCCATCGAGTGAAGCACAAATATCACTTGTTCTTAAATCCAACGTAGCTAAAAATTGATATCGATCTGCGCCAAGCTGCTCATAACTAGCCATTGCTGCTTGATTATGAATGTAATTTGTCTCCGTCCGCACAAGCCGTGCAGCGTTGGCAAATGTATTATCCATTTCAGCGGCAAGTTGCTTAGCCATCTGCGCGTTGGACTGTCCCAAAATCGTGCCTTTTGTGAGGATTTGCTCCACCTTTTTANGGCAAGTTGCTTAGCCATCTGCGCGTTGGACTGTCCCAAAATCGTGCCTTTTGTGAGGATTTGCTCCACCTTTTTAGCTAATAACTCACGATGCTGCCAAATGCGCTCACTATAGTTCTTCCCGCTCCACGCAACGCCCACAGCAATTTCTGCGGCTTGCGGGCCAACAAAAATAGCACCTGTGCCGTAGCCAAGTGCTTGTTGCATATTATATGCAGAGCGATAAAAGCCTTCCTCGTAAACTTGTAGCAGCGTGTCTTTCGTGAGTGCTTCTTCGTACTCTATAAGGCGGTCGATTTCTGCAAGTAGCCTTGCCTTTAGCTTATCAAGCCGCTCAGTGTGTTTGGCTGTGCGCAGTTCTTTGTCAATCTGTTTAATGGCTTTTTCGTATTCTCGGCGTAGCTTGCTAAGTTGCCCTTCAGCAAAATTATAGATTTTAGCCGAATCTTGCAAAAGACGTTCCAGCCAGTACTTTTCACTGTTCGTTGACATATGTTTGTACCTTAGCCAAATCAATATTGCCTAATTTATCATAGCCACCCTTTTTAACCTGGTCTTTTAATGTACGCTGAAGTTCTTCTTGCTTGTCTTTGACAAATGGCAGTAAAGAGAGCTGCGTTTCTTTACTAATGATACCTTCCAGCAATGCGGCAATTTCAGCAAGTTCTTTCAAGTTGTCCGTCATGTTGCGGTCAAAGTGAACTTTCACTGTGGACGCATCATACTTACGATTCTTTTTTAAATTAATCATCTCAGTAATTAATCGCAACTTTTTCTTATAGGCGGGTAAAAACTTGTATTCTTTAATGGCAGCTAGTTGCTCTAAGCCGATTAATTTGTAGCGGATGGCTACGCCTGTTAAGTTACCTGCAAAACTCTCATCTGTTAACGCTGGCACTAATGACAGGAAAAAGATATCATCATAAATACGATTTTTGAAGTTTTCTACAGCTGTGTCATTGACTTGTTTTACGAGCCATTGCGCTTGCCCTCTTTCGTCCATGAAAAGGATACGTTCTTGCCGTAATGTTTTGGCGGCTTTTTGGCCCTCCTCGTCATCCCCATCTATTTTATCTAATCCACCAGATGCGCCAGCTATCACTAAATAAGCATCGGTAAAATATTCAAAGTCATTGGCTGTGTCAGATTGTGCTTTATCATAAGCATCAATCTTCGTAAGCACATCTTCATAATCGCCCTTTAATTCCTCGTTATTCCAATAAACCATTACAGGCACATCCGGGAACTTATGTGCTTCACGTTCAAACTCCTCATATTTTTTATCCTGCTTTTGGCGATAGGTGATAATTTCTGATTTTGTATAAACAGCCGCATAAGCAACCGTTTTACCTGTCAGCAAATCATCCTCTTGCCATAAGCGGATGGCGAACTCTAAAAATTCGCTAACGGACGTTGAATAAACAGGAATGAAGTCTTCCGCTTTAAAATACCTTGAACGAATTTCGCTTTCTTCATTCATGTAAAGCAATTCAAAAGAGATGCCCTTTTTGGACATTTCCTTTGTGATTTCGAAATTGGTTTCGTCTGCATGATCGCCTAAAGTCTTTTCAAGTTCCGCTTTATATTCGGCATCCTCTGTATCGAAACGTAATCCTTCGCCCATAAAAAAACCAGTAGCCATGTTGGTGATATACTTGGCAAATCCGTGAGCTATTCTGTTGTTCGGCTTCTCTGATCTGAGTTGCCTCCCTATTATGTCATTTTTCACTTGATAATACTGCTCTAATTTTTGCAAGCGAGGAAGTTCTTCTGTTTGGAACTTCTTAATGATTTTTTTAATGAGCTTTGCGTTAGGCTCTGTACCTGGGCTAACTTTAATCATGCTTTCTCCCTCCTTACAATCCGAGCAGTTTGCGACTGATTACTCTTGCTCTACGTTGTAGTTTGACGTCACCATTTATCACTTCGACTAAGCCCGTCGTTGCATCTGGTGCATCGTCATGCTCATTTTTACCTTTGCGCTGATAACGCATCATGTCTTTATAATATTCAGGATATTTTTTATCCCATCCTTCAGGCATGATGACTTGTTCTAAAACATTGGAGCTGTTTACTAAAATTCTAGTTTTTTTGTTTTTGGATTGATGGAACCAAGTTACTTGACACTTTTTATTTTTGCGCTCTTTCAGTTTGCGCTCGACATTACGAGCAAAGCCACGGCCGCCATTGTTGGATTCAATGGCACTTTCTCTTGTGTGGTGGATATCGTGCCTACGAGCTACTTCAGGCTCTGTTTTCTCCATTGGCTCCTCTGTGTAATAAATATCAAGGACATAAGCGTATTTATCAATGACACCTGCGATGATGCTACAGAGTTTGTCCGCCCCAGTGTCGGCGGTATCTGTGTAAGCGATGATACGCTCAAATTGATCTGGGTCAATCACATCATATGTTTTAAAACCTGCGCTATAAAGGCTACCTTTGAGGTCGATTGGTTCTTGCTCAAAGTTAGCAAGCCATATATGCTCATCTAATGTTGCTTTTTTTGTCTGTAAGTCTTCTGTAGAATATAAATCTNTTAGCAAGCCATATATGCTCATCTAATGTTGCTTTTTTTGTCTGTAAGTCTTCTGTAGAATATAAATCTTCGCAAATACTCTTACCGTTTTCATCAAGTGCCTTCATCTTTATTTCAAAGCAACGGTCGGGAAATTCCTTTAACAGCATTCCTGCTAAATCATCTGTCGCCCAGCGCGTTTGAATAATGAATTGCACCGCTCCATCTAGCATACGTGAAGCAAATGTATTTTTATAAAACTGCCAATGCCCTTCTTTTACACGTTCGTTTACGGCTTCCTTATCATTTTTAATCGGATCATCAATA